CGCTTGATGTCGACGGGCTGGGAGATGCACTGCCAAGTGCATCTCCCGGAGCTTTTGTTCGGTGTTGGATGGTGAGAATGCGACAAGGGCTAGGCGTTCAGCCTGCTCCAGGTCGTGTTACCCACCGGCACCAGCTCTCGGAAGAGAGCACAAAGGCTCCCAGTGGTCGTCCGTAAGGACGACCAGGCCGGTCGTGGAAAATAACGACCAACCCCCTTTGTCGGGGTCAGATTGCTGACCCCCACCTCCGCTTGATGTCGACGGCGAAGGGACGTCCAGCACGTTCCAGATGCCTAGGATCCGGGATTGGCTTTTCCCGGTCTGATACTAGACACTTGAGCAGAGCGCCGTAGTCGTCCAGATGTGATTTCGGACTCCTACTGGTCACCACGTACCCCTTGACTTGGGGGATGTGAAGTGACTTACAGAGCCTCTGGGTTTCGTACCCGAGGAAACTGTGGCGACCCAACACAGGAGAATGAGTACCGACTCTCGGAAGGGGGATTTTCAGATCTCCCAAAAGTCGGTCTAGGAAGCCAGCGGACTGCCACATACCAGCGAAGTACAACTGGTTGCGTAGTTCGAAGGTCCCTACTATCTCCGGAACTTGCTTGCGGTTGGTAGGGAGGAACCGACGGATCTTCACGATAGAAACATCGTGACCGTCAAAGTACTCCTTACCACAAGACTCCCTGAACTTCCCAGTCCAGAAACTCTTGTCCCTGTTTACCCGAAGACCAAAATCTTCGAGTGCAGTGGTAACCGCGAGCGCGTACTCTGTGGGGACAATTATGTCATCCCCGAAGAGACGCACCTTGCCAAGAAGGGATCTTACGTCCTTCTTGGTCAGTTGGCGCTTGAGCTCTCTTTCAATTCCAAGAAAGACCACGGTGCAAAACACCATGGCCTCAATGGGAAAGCAGAGAGCTGAGCCCATAGACGCGAACTTCGCCAAACGGACGGTTTTCATGCCGTCATGGCGAGGCACATCAGCCTTCCGGGACCTGGTCGAATCAACCGCGGCGAAGAGCCACGGGTGATTGCGAAGCAGGACTCGTACATGCTGATAGCTGACTCTGTCGGAGGCGTCGCTGAGATCCAGCGTAGCCGTGGCTCGATCTTTAGAGCCCTGTTCAGCAAGGTGCTGATTAGGCACCTGATCTGTCCATCCGACAAGGTGTCGAGCGAGGTAGTCAGCCTCGACGGCACACTCGAGTTCACCCAGAAGAGCTTGTTGCATGTATTGCATGCAAGTCGGCTCTTCTGCAATGATTCGGGGAGTCCGCTGTGTCTTAGGCACCGGTACGACCCTAACGGGTCGCTCGGCGCCAGGCTCGAGGATTCGCACGTCGGCGAGGCGGTCAAACAGCCTCCAGCTGGATGCAAGATACTCCCCATGAGGGAAGACTTGTTCCAGTCGCTCGGTCCACTCAAGCTGATTCCACTTGGCGTTTCCGCTAAGCTTGTCAGCAGTGGCGCCGGGGCCGTGCTTGGGTCTGACTTCGAGGTCGTGGACTTTTTGATCCACGGCAGCGAAAATATCAGCCCAAAGCAGACGACCAAGACGAGCAAAGTCGGCAACCAGTTCGGGAGCCGTCTCCATCCGTCGGTCAGTTTCACGCACGTCCTCTTCATTCTGGAGGTACCTCTCGATCGCGCCTTTCTCCCGCACGGAAGTGCACGGAAGGAATATCTTGGACCACATCAGTGTGAACTGACGTAGCGCCCAGATACACGTGACCGATGGATCCTCCAGCAAGCGTCCATCTGAACGGTCGAACACTTGGTCCAGGAAACCTCCGAGAAATCGGGGGAGACCTCCGGCACGCGAGAAACTCGCGAACTGGTTGGGACCGACGTGGCCTTGGTCCAGAGCTTTTTGGAGCTCCTTCCCAAAGTCCGCCAGGGTTATCGTCAGAAATGACAACCCCTCATGTTCGACACGCACCGTGATCGTTTTGAGATCACGGTCGGTGCTTGCGCAACACCACGTCCCCAGATCTTTGAGGACGTATTGCAGGAGCGACATCAGGCTTTTCATCTGGCCTCCTTTATAGGGGGTATCAGAATCCCTGCTCTGACGTCGCCAACCCGGGCACCCCTGGAAGAATGTAAATTCCAGGGGTACCCCTTCAGGTCACATTGGTAACCTGGTCAGTTCTCACCGCCCAAAAGCTGGGCAACTCTCGCACCCGTAGAAGCCGTCAGGTACGCCGTAAAGGCGTCAATGATGGCCTTCTGCTCGGTCACGGTATAACCCGTGAGCGGGGTGTCGCTGACGATATAACACGACATCGACACCGGAACGCTCTGACCCGCGAGAAGCGGGTCGGCAGCGATCTTGCTGTGCTGGAGCTTCAGGGTCCGTCGAGTCCGCTTCCCGTACTGGGAAGAGACCGACATCTGCACCAAACCGTCTGCACTTGTGAAAGTGCCGGCGTTCGGAGCAGAGCCCGTGCGCGGAAGCGACACGGGCGTTCCTGAGATAGTGACTGACTGTGGGTCGGCGAAAGCCATTGAGCGTCGTCCTGACTTGAGGATGATGCAGGCGATCTGCCTACACCATGAAGGAGGAACCGCCTTGGTTCCTCCCCTCCTAGCAGCTACCGGGTTAAACCGATCGCAGCTAGGATGCTGACTCTGCGGGCAGTAAGAGCTAAGCCCGCCGAGCCGAACCCGAAGGGGTTAGCGCGTGTCCTTGTCTTCTTGACCTGAGTAAAGGTCACGGACACCGGTCCAATTGCAGATCCTAGAGTGGACTTGCAACCTGAGACCGTAACGACATTCCTCGTTGTCTCACGACACATGAGGTAGCCGTAGCGCATAACAAGCCCGTCTTCTTGCAGTCGCGACACATTGGTCATCACTGACCCTATGTTGTACTGCCAGTCGACAAGCCAACTCCAAGGCTGGGCCTTCCATACAACCTCGGGCGTAAGCTCGAGGCCGAGAAGCTTTTCAGCTTCCGCGCCTTTCCGATCTACATAATCCGCGGCAGAATCTCCGCTCGGTATGTAGTATTCGAATTGGCCTTTGAACCACATGTCTCTTTCGAGAGTAGTGGTACAAAGTAGAGGCCCAACAGGTGTTCCCAAGGGACCTTTGAAGATCCCACTGTTCATGAACGTTGTGTTCCGAACAGTCATCAGCGAGCCAGTTCCAGAGAAACT